CGGGGGCGACGATGGTCGGGTCCTGATCGGTAGCGGACACGTAGATCATGGGAGCGATCTGCGACTGGCTCGGGTCGGTCAGGCACACGGCGATCACCTGCGAGATCTTCTCGGCCACCTGCTCGGTGTCCTGGATATCCCCGCCGAGCTCCTGCACCCGGACCCGGATCTCCACCGTGATGTCCTCGCGGAACATCCCGCCGAACTCCGCGGTCGACGGGGCCCGGGCCGAGCGGACCCGGCCGCCGTAGACGCTCACCCGCTCGGGATTGGGCGGCATGACGTACGAGATCGGCACCTGGTAAAGCGGGCTCCCCTGGGCCGCCCCGGTGGCGGTGTTGGTGATCCGGGCCATGACCGTGCGCTTCGCGGTCCATGCGGCCAGCGTCGTCACGCCATCACCCGAACCCGGGGCGCGGCGCCGGGTACTTGCCGTATGTCGCGTCGACCGCGGGGATGCCGGTCGACTCGGCCGACGCCGAACCGTAGACGACCGAGCCGCCCTGGGCGTCGACCATCACGGTGCGCTCGGCGCGGTCGGGCAAGTTCGAAGTGTCCTCGAGGACGAGAGCTTTGAGGTGCTTCATCGCCGCACGGGCGATGATCGGTGGTGGGCGGTCCCGGCCGTGCTCGTACTCGACGATGATGTTCTTGTAGCCGAGCGGCACACCGGGGATCCAGCCCTGCGACAGATAGAGCATTCCGGCGTCCGAGATGCCGACCGCCGCCACCTGGCTCGGGCTGAAGACGACATTGCCGATCTGCACCGACCGCAACACGCGGATGAACGGGTCGGGCATCATCAGCGCTGGCTTGCCGAGACCGTTGACCGTGGCGCGGCGGAAGCGCGGGACGAACGCCTGCCCGCACAGGTACTCGGCGGTGTCCTCGGCCTCGATGCGCCTGGCGATCAGCTTGGCGGTCGGAAACTTCGTGGCGTTGGCCAGCGCCGGATCCTGACCGCGGGCCTCGGACAGGCTGAAGTAGAACCCGCCGACGACCTGGATCACGTCCTGGTCGAGCACGATCGCGTCGCCGCCGACCGTGGCCGTCCAGCTGACGACCAGCTCGTCCAGGACGTCACGCCCGCCGAAGGTGTAGGTGTAGGCGCCGTTCGCGTCCGGGCCGGCGGCGTTGCCGCTCTCGATCGCCGTGCCGTCCAACCGGGTGATGGCCACGCCGACCGACCCCGTCGCGTTCATCTCGACCTCATCGAGGAAGAACGTTCGCGACAGGGTGGCCTTGGCGGTCCGGAGCACCCGGAGGACGGTCATACTCAGCTCTTCGCGGTCGGCTTGGTCGAGCGACCCTGAGGGGCCTGCTGACGGGCGTGCTGCTCGGCCCGGTCCACCCGCGCCGCGCCGCCGTCCTTCTCGGTCTCCTCGTCGTCCTTGCGGTCGGCCTCAACCTGCTTGGCGTGGGCGACTGCAGCCTCCTTGCGGGCCTTGGCCGCCGCCTGCGGGCCGCTGCCACTGGCGTCCGCCGCCGCCACGCGCTTCGCCTGAGCGATGTGCAGTGCCTCGTTGGAGTCGGACGGCGGGATCGTCCGGGGGTCGACGGTTGCCTGAGGGTCGACGTCGCCGTCCGTCCGGCGGTCGCTGCGGGTCTCGTTCTCAGCCATGAGAGGCCTTGTCCCTTCCGTGGATCTCTACGATTCCGTAGCCGCACGGGCGGTCCCGTGCGACGATGCGCCGGCCGCCGCACGCGTCCAGCGAGTGCCAGAACTGCTTCACCCACGGCGCCATCGGGTCGGCGATGTGGTTGACGAGGATGAGGCCGCCGGGGCGGACCATCGGTGCGTACGCGTGGAAGACGGTCCGGGCTGACTCCTCGGTGTCGGCGTGGCCCACCACGAGCACGTCGGCGAACCGCTGGGCAAGCTGATCGCTCACCCGCAGCGCCGTGTCGCGCTCGCGCGGATCGGCGACGATCTCCGTCACCGTTTCCGGGACCCGCCCACCGAACGGCCCGGCCGCCGTCTCCCCCTGCGGCACGCTGATGACCTGCGCACCCAGCGACCACCACGCCCACACAACGGCGGGCTCCGAGCCGATGTCCACGATCACGCGCTTACGGGATTGCGCCTCGATCAGCTCCATCGCCGCCCACAACTCGGACGGAGACGAAGCGCCACGACGGGCAGCCTCTAGCGCGATCGCGTGATACAGCTCGGACGACATGATCAGTTCACCGCCACGTCGATGGTGCTCGTGACGTTCGTGGTCGCCGACAGGGTCACCCGGATGTACCGGGCCGCCGACGACGGGTTGACGATCCGGACCGTGGTGGTCGCGGTCGTGATGGTGAAGGTCGCCGACGAGAACACCGTCGGCGTCGCGGAGTCGGCCGTCGACAGCGGCGACCATGCGCTGTTGTCGAGCGAGCCCTCGATCTGCACCGTGACCGACGGCGTCGCACCGACCGTGGTCACGAAGGTGACCGTGGCGACCCCGGTGGTCTCGCCCCGGTCGAGCACATTGGTCGACACGCCGTCGGTGGTCACGGCGGTCGCGATCGTCGCGTCGTTGCGCAGCTCGATGCCCGCACCGTGCGCGGTCTCCTGGGCCAGCCGGTCCGAAGTGCCCGCGCCGAGGTTGAAGAACTGGTTCACCGCGTTCATCGCCTGCCCGGTCGTACCGGGCCGGAGCGTGGTGCCCCACGTCTGCGACTTCTGCGCGAGACCTGCAGCGTTGAGCGTGACGGTGTTCCACGAGCCGCCGGCCGGCCAGGGCCGGACCTGCGCGGTCGTGCCCGCCATCGTGGTTGTGGCCATCGCTTACCTCCCTTCTCGCCGGGCCGCCCCGAAGGGCGGCCCGGTCGTCGACTCGATCAGGTGCCGTCGAAGGTCGGGGCCACGAAGCCGGCGCCGCAGAGGTTGACGGTCGCGCCGGGGAAGCGCCGGAAGGTGTAGGCGAAGTAGCCGTATAGCACCAGCAGCACGCCGAGGTTGGCCGCGGACGGCTGCTCGGCCCGGATGAACACCGGGGCGTTCGGGTCTTCCCACAGGTGGCATTCCTGCGTCGGGACGACGTACACCTGGTCCTGCGCGCCGCCGGTGGTGGCCTGCGCCAGGCCGACCGTGGTGACGTTGGCGTCGACACACACGCCGAGACCGTTCTGCAGGGTGCCGCGGTTGCCCTTGGCGTAGCCGAGCCCGTCATTGTTCGTCAGCAGGTTCTGCGTCGGAACGTTGTTGTTCTGGCCGAGCGCCATCGGCCACGAGTTGCTGATGGCCGAGAGCAGCTTGTACCAGCGCCGCGGGTGCATGACCACCAGGTCGGGCTGCGCCCAACCGAGCAGCGTGCCCTCGACCGTGGACTGCGCCTGAACTAGCGCGCTGTAGAACTGCGGGGTCGTCAGCACCGAGGCCTGAGCCTGAGCGGTCGAGATTGCCGCGAGGCCCGTGGTGGCCTGGTTGAGCAGGGTGCTGTCGAGCGTGGTCGCGTACCGACGGAACAGGTCGTCCATGACGATGTCCTCAACGCCGGTACCACGGTCGATCGCCTGACGGGACAGCGTCTGCTGACCGGCCGCAGTCTGCACGTTCTCCGTCAGGAGCGTGTCGTCGATCGAGGTCGCCGACACGGCCGTGAGCTCGGTCGCCTGGAGAGCGGCCGACGTCGCGGTGGTGATCAGCGAGATGTTGATCGTCATACCGCTGGTCGGCAGGTCGTGGTGGTTGCACTGATCCGCGAACGGACGGAGCGCGGCGACCTTCGGGGCGTACATGTCGGTCAGGTACTGCGGCACGGTCAGGCCGGCGAAGGCGCCGGTGTTCGCGTCGCCTGCGGCCCGTTCGAGGTACTGGCCGCGCTCGACCCGCTCCTCCTGCATGTGCCGGGCAAGGCGCTGCTCGGCCTGCATGTCGCGGTAGAGGAACTGCTTGGTGACGTCCCGGACGAACTGGGCACCGTTGCGGTCCATGCCCGAGTGGTAGGTCCGGGGCTCGGAACCGATCCGGGCCACGCGGTCGTAGGCCTCGGGCTGGTGCTCGCGGCGGGACACCGGGACGGGCACGGACGCCGAACGGTCGGACAGCTGCTCGTCGGTCTGCAGTTCCCGCATCTTCGTGCGCTGGGCGATGTCGAGCTTGCGCTCCACACCCTTCAGGCGCTCGGTGCAGTCCGAGGATCGCTTTTCGGCGCGGGAGATGTCCGCGTCCTCTTCGGGGGTGACGTTGGCCCGGCCCTCGTTGGCCGCGGACTGGAGGATGTTGCGGATCTCCTGCTCGGACCGCTCGCGGTCCCGCTTCTCAAGGTCGCGCTCGGCCTCGAGCTGGATGATCAGATCGTCGATGCTCGCAGGCATGGCTGCGATCTCCTTCGGGTTCAGGGGGTTAGCCTGCCCGCGAAACGGAGCGCGCCGGGTATGACTGCCGGGCTTGCGACGTTGTACCGCTCGCCGATCTGACTGTCGGTGGGGGTCGCGTGCTGCTATGGGGTTGGTCGTCCGGGCGACGGTCTGACTGCCGCTAGGCCTCCGGTTTGACTGCCGGTCGGCCCGTGCCCCATATCTGTGCTGGTTACTCGCGTGCCCGGACTGCCAAAGCAGCCTGGATGAGAGCGATACTACGGCCCTTCGGCTCCGCTACGGAAGATCGTTGAATCTGGGCCGCCTGATCAGCGCGCGCGTCGAGCTCGGCGCGGATCGCTGCGGCCCGCTCCTCGCCCTCCGCGCCGTTGACCTCTTCGAGTGCGGCGCGGCGTCGGTCGACGTCCGCGCGGGTCCGGCGGGGGTCCGGCGCCGCCGCCCGGCCCTGGTAGCGGTAGCCCCAGTGGCTGAGGTCGTGGCTGCACTGCATCCGCTCCTCAATATCGCCGCCGGCGTCCGGCCGGGCGTCGGCGCGGGTGCCGATCCGGTCGGCGAGACCCATCTCGACCGCCTCTTTCGGGAACGCCCACGTCTCGTCGCGCATTAGGCCACGAACGTGCTCGGGGGACGTTCCCATCTTGGCCGCGAGAATCCCGGCGATGTGGTCGGAGTGGCGTTCGAGGAAGATGCGGCCCTTCTCGTGATCGGCTGGGTTGCCCTCGGTCATCATCGACGCGTCGTGGATCATCCACTCACCAGCGGGCATCACCACCACCTCATCGGCGGCCAGCGCGATCAGGCTGGCAGCCGACGCCGCGAGACCGTCGATGAAGACCGTGGTGTGCGCGGGGTGATGCAGGATCGCCGAGTGGATCGCCTCGCCGTCGAAGACGCTGCCGCCCGGACTGTTGATCCGGATGTTGAGCTGCGGGGTCGAGATGTCGTTCAGCTCCCGCGCGAAGTCCTCCGGGTCGACACCGAACGAGCCGCCGATCTCGTCGAAAATGAACACGTCCGTCGCCTCGGGCGCGTCGTCGACCAGCGGCGCCGTGTCGTCTTCGATCACCCCGCCGGTGTTGCCACCGGCGCGCCGCTGCTGGCGAATCTCGTACCAGGGGAGGCGGGCGGTCATCGCCTCGGCGACCGACATGCCGGTGCGCTCGGCCAGCTCGACGTAGCGGGCCGCGGTCCGGGCGACGCGGCCTTGCAGCGCGCGGACAGCGCGGGATGCCGCCGGGTCGACCGTACGGGCCGGACCGCGCACCTCGATGCGCTCGCGGGCCGACGCCGGGACCGTCTCGCCGCGGGCAGCCAGCCGGGCGCCGGCCTCGCGTAGGGCGCCGGCGGGCATCCGGTCCAGCGCGTCGAGCACGTCCGGGGTCTGCGCTGCGATGTCGGTGTAGGGGTTGGCTCCGTAGTTGACGCCCGACACGTCGCCTCGGTCGATGTCGTACATGCCGATACGGTAGGTCAGGAAGTCCTCGGACCACTCGGCCTTGCCGTCCGGGATCATGAACGCGTACGACATCTCCGTGATCAGACCGTCGTTCACCGCGCTGACGAAGTCCCGCACGTCCTGGCGCTCGGGGTTCAGCCACGCCTCGTGATAGCCGCCCTCGTCGCGCTCCTCCAGCACCAGCGTCTTGTTGCGGGTCCGGGCCATCGTGACGCCCTTGTGGTTGACCAGGAACGCCACGTCAGGGTTCGCGGCCAGCGTCTCGCGGCCAGCGCCCCGGGCGATGACCTCCTCGTACTCGCCGAACGAGTCCCACATCGGGTAGGCGCGCTCGTACCGGGTGAACAGCCCGTACGTGTGCGTCATTGGCTTGCCGTTGCGCTCCACCGGGAACGTCCCGATCTCCGTTGCCATAGACACGGTGCGGGCCCGGCCGACGCCTGGGGCCTGTGAGCGGTAGAGACGGAACGCCTCGTCGCCGCCGCGCTCTCCGGCCTCGCCCGCCTGGCGCTTGCGCAGCTCGGCGGCCGCGCGCCGCTCGGTGATGGTTGCCATCGTTCGTGCCATGACCATGCCTCTCTACGGTGCCGTGGCCGGCGCGGGCGCCGGGGTGGTGGTCGGGGCGGGAGCGGGCGGGAGACCTGCGGGATCGACGGAGCCGGAAGGGTCGAGGTTGACGACCGGCTGGCTCCTCGGCTTCGGCAGGCCGTAGATCTCGATGAACTCGTCCTTGTCCGACTTCGTCAGCGGCTTGCGGTTGTCCACCGCACGCGCCTCGGCGTTGGTCATCTGGCGGCCCTCGATCTTCGACCGGAGCACGTCCTGCAAGGTCTGCGGGTCCATCCGGAGCAGAGCATCGGTGTCGAGCAGCACGTAGCGGGGCTGCGGAAGGAGCCTGGTCAGCGAGTCCTGACGGTTGACCGTATCGGGACCGAGATTCATGATCAGATACTGCGTGTTCTTCTGCCCGATGTTCGCGTACGTGATGCTGCCCCCGCTGGAGGCCTGCACGTCCACGAGATCCGCAGGGGTGTTGAGGAACCGACAGATGTCCGCACCCGCCATCTTGCGGCCCTCGATGAACTCGGAGCCCGCGGTCTGCGACTGGAGGAAGTCGTACTCCCAGTCGTTACCCGTGACCAGCACATCACCGTTGTTGATCGTGTCGGCGTACCACTGCTTCGCGGTCGAGATCTCGTCCGGGCCGAGCCGCTTCGCGATGTTCCGCATCCGGGCCTTCGGGACGCCCCCGTTACCGAACCAGTCCAGGCCGTACTGCTGCATCGACAGCGACTCGCCGATCGCCAGCGCGGCGTACAGCACGGTAGGCAGGCCCACCTTCAGGCCCGCCACCCGATTGGTCGCCTCGTGGTAGACGTCGCGAGGGTCGTACATCACCCCGCCGATCCGCCACACGTCGGGCTTGTTCCTGCGTTCGATGTACGAGCAGGCCGCAGCCGGCTGCAGCTCGATGCGCGAAGGCAACCCCTCCGGGTAGTACTTGTTCTTGGCCGGCGACCGTTCGACAATCAGGCCCACCGTGTTGCCCGACCGGTCGAGGTCGAGTTGCGTCATCGCCATCCAGTCGATGATTCCGACCTTGACGCCACCGGGATCTGTGAGGATCGGCGGCATGTACGGCCACTCCGTCTGGATACCGAGCACGTCGCGGTACTGCTTCACCGGGAACGTCGAGATTAGGCCGGCGCGGAGCTTGAGGCAGGCCCACACCACGCTGTTGCGCATCGCCCGGTCGTCGGTGACGACCTGCGAGCCGACCTTGCGGGCGCTGCCGAGGGAACGCGTCGGGACGAGATCCTGCGCGCCGGTGATGCCGAAGAAGTCGCGTTGCTGCTGCGCGCGGGGCCAAAACAGTCCCACGGCCTACCGCCCCGCAAAGTGGATGTTGCCCGGATCGGCCGGGCCCGGAAGCGGAACCGTCTCTTCCGGTTCAACGACAGGCGGGGGCTTCGGCGTGGTGCGGCGCTGAGCCACATTCGAGAAGGCGATGACCAGCACACCCGCCACGGCCACGGCCAGCGCCTGCCGCCACGGTGCACCCCAGATGATCCAGCCCACCGCGAACACCAACCCGAGGGAACCGGACACGTCGAGCACCGACGTAAGCAACTCGTTGACCCGCGTCACCACCCGGTCAGGCGGCTGGCCGAACAGTTCGTCAAGCGATGGCGTCGGATCGGTCACTGCGTCACCCCAAACTGTCCGCGATGTTGTACGAGCCGCCGAGCCATTCCTGCCGCTCACCGGCCGCCCGGGCCAGCGTGACCGCGTACAGCGGCGAGGCGTCACCACCGGTCCCGGAGCGCTGCCAGCGCCACTCGTCACCGAAGGTGTACTTCGCCGCCGTCGCGACCGAGGCGGTTAGTTCAGGCTGGTTGATGTGCACGATACGGCGGTTCACGTCGAAAGAGGGATCCTCGGTGTCGATCTCGCCCACCTCACCGGTCTCGAGATAGAGCTGACGGCACCCCTTGCTGACCTCGGGGCCCTGCATCTCGACGATCTCGCAGTCGACGTTCGCCTCCACCAGGGCGCGCCGCAACGGCTCGATCAGGCTCGCCGCGGGGCCGTGGCTCGCGATGCCGATACCGCACGGGCCCTGCTCGTCGGCCAGCTTCACGAGCGCGGGGATCGTCCAGTTCAGGCCTGGCCGGGAGTCGATGTGCTCGACGAAGGTGTCGCCGTGGATCGTCCGGGCGGCCATGCCGATGCTCGCCGCCGATTGGTCGGGCTGCGCGTCCACACCGAAAGCGACCGGGTCCTGATAGGCGCCACGGGTCGCCGGAACGACCAGGGACTGCCACGTCGCCTCACTGACCACACCCCACCTCGCCGCGCTGGCCTCGGGCACCCACCCGAGGTACTCCGCACAGAAGTCGATCAGCTCGCCCGCCTCGGCCATCGCCTCGTAGTCGGCGCGGATGGTCCGCACGCTGACCGTGTGGCCGAGCCCCGGAAGCGCTGTCCACCACGTGCTCTCCGATCCGGGATCGAGATCCTCGGGCGCCCCGAACTCGAAATAGGCCATGCCGCGCGTCGCGCCGGCCTGCACCCGGGCCCGGCCGTTCTGCCGCTTGGAGAACAGGTACGGCCAGGTGCCCGGCAGGCTGCGGGAGATGCCCGGGATCATCGAGGTCACCCATAGCTGGGACCACTCGCGGGTCATCATGGCCGGGCGCAGGCCCAGCTCGGTCGACGAGTCAGGCTTCGACCACGCCTCGTCGATCACGCCGAGGTCGAGGGTGTCACCGGTACCGCCGGACTTCTTCGTCGCCGATCCGGGCGACCAGGTCGAGCCGTTCGGCCAGGCGATCTGCTCAGCGTTCAGGCGCAAGCGGGTCTCGATTTTCTTCTTGAAGACCGAGTCCTTGAGCCTGTTGACGTGGATGTCCCGCCACTTCTTGCGTGCGTCGTCCGCTCGCTGTGCGGTGTAGAGCACGGACTGCGGGCCTGGCGACACTACGTCGTGGCCGAGTTCGCGCTTGACCCACAGGGCCAGCGCGTCACCGAAGCCCGTGCACCGGTGGGTCATCACCGGGAGCAGCAACTCGGTCTTGCCGGTGGCCTGCCGCGGTCCGATCAGCACTACCTCGCCGTACGCGAGGTAGCCGGTGGCCGGGTCGATCTCGAACGCCACATCCACCATGTGCTGCTGGTGAGGCAGGAACGGCTTCCCGAGCTGCTTCGCGATCCTGCCCACCTGCGGGCCGAGCGTCGGCCGGTTCGGCGAGCGCTTGGTCCCGTAGAGCGGCGGGCACGGCAAGTCGGTCACGAGTGGCATTCACAGACGCACGCGGCCTGGCAGAACTTGCACGACCCCGGGACCTTCGGCGTCCCGTCCGGGCGCTCGGCCGCCGCGCAGTAGCTGTGCCGACCGTGCAGGCACGCGGTCGAGAGGTACTCGTGGTCGATCGGCACGTCCACCTCGGGGCTGATGAGGTAGGCCGCGTCGTCAGGTAGGTGGTCGGACCGGATCACCCGGACGTTCGGCGGGACGCCGTCGTCGCGGTTCGAGAGAGTGGCGGCAACCTCGGGCGAGCAGGCCAGAGTCCAGGGGCGTGAGATCTTCCCGTACATCGCGTGGATGCCCGCGAACGAAATCGGCTTGGTCTCGGGCTGGATCGTCGCGGCGGTGACGATGCCGATCGGCTGGCCCGTGTCGTCGCCGACGAGCAGCTCACTCACGTGCTGGTCGAGCGCCGCCTGGTACCTCTTGACCAACTCGGCCCAGATTTCCGGATCGGTCAGGATGTCCCAGTCAGTCGGTGGTGACGGGGGTGGAGAGGGTGTCTTCCCACTGGTCGAATCCGTCATCGTCACCGCCTGCCTTCCTCGTCAGCGCCGCCATGGCCTTCCCGAGCTGGTCAGCCAGCTTCGCTGTGACTGATGGTCCATCATCAGCAGGCCGTTTGTCGATCACACCCGCCAGATGCAGGGCGATCGCAGCGTAGGTGAAGCCGCCCGGGACCTCGGAGACCTTGATCCCGTCAAGGTCTTTGCGGACGGCCTGGAGCATCGTCCCGGGATCGTCGGGATCGACGAAGGGTTGCGGCCGATAGTCGTGGTCGTCGCCATGCCTGGGGGCGAGCTGACACCCTCGATGCGTGCCCTCTGGCTGACGGATCGGATGGTCGCAACGGGCCCTTCCGGCCCATTCCTCGATCGCGCTCTGTCGGTCCGCCGTCATGCGCGCACGTCCGGGACGGTCGGGGTGGCGTGGCGCAGCGGGGGTGTGGCGTCGGCGGTCAGGGCGCGGCCGTGCCACATCACCTTGCCCTCGGCAGTCCGGGCCTCGTGGCCACCGCCGTGGTCACGCCAGAGCTCGCACCGGACGTTGCCGGTGCTGACCGCTCGGCAACCGTTATGCAAGACAATGCTCATGATCCGACCACCGAACCATCCGGGTCCCAGCGAAAGTCGCCGACCGGCCGGTGCAGGCCGCACGTCGTGCAATAGGTCGACCCGTAGAACCCTGGCTCGCGGGCGTACGTCTCGGCGATCGCCTGGCCCATGGTCGTTACTGCCCCGCACGTCATGTGCATGTACGAACGGCGGACCGGCCGAACGAACCCCTTCGCCCGCTCGGCCTCGGACAGCACTAGGTATGCCGGCGCCTGTGGCACGCGCTGACCGTCTATGGGGTCAGCCCCGCGCGTCAGATCCGGGTCGTTCGGGTCGTCGGTCGTCCTAGTCATCAGCGCAGACCCTTTGCCTTGGCCCACGTGCGGACCGCGGTGGCGGCGCGCTTGTTGTCGCCCGTGTGCGTCTCGGCCGACCAGGACTTGACCGACGTCCAGAGGTTGCGGTCCACGCTCTCCGGGTCGGGGGTGGGCTGCGGCCCAGGCGTCGGGGTCGGCGCGGGAGCGGTGATCGGGGTGAAAACCGTGACGTCCCCGTCCTTGGCGAGCAGGGAGGCGAAGTCCTCCACCTGCATGTAGAAGCGACCCGATAGGCCCCACGAGGCGTTCCAGCTGTTCGTGAAGCCGATCAGGCCGCGGGTCGCGTCGTACTCGTCCCCGACGAACTCGTGCCCACCGGCGAGCGCTCCGGTCGGGTGCACGATGCCCTCGGCGTCGGGCTGGAACATGTCGTTGTACCAGTTCACGCCCGTGATCCATGGGCCGTTCATCAGGGCCGCAAGCGCCTGGTCGATGCCGAGCGCGTGCTCGTAGCCGCTGATCTCGCCGTTGGCCTTGAGTACCTTCGCAACGGACAGGCCGTCCGACCCGGTGTCGTCGGGCGGGTAGGTGCCCGGGTAGCCATCGGCCGCCGTCGCGTCGCCGTAGCACTTCACCGCGCCCGCCTCGGCGAACTGATAGTGCGGGGTAGCGCCGACCGTGGCGTAGTAGCCGCCGGTGCCCATGCACCCCACGGCCGCATTGCCTGTGCAGGAGCCGAGGTCACCCTGATCGAAGACCGGGATGTGCCGCTCGTGGCGGACCGAGGTCAGCGGGGCGGTCGAGCGGACGGGGTAGCGCAGCGAGCGCGGGTCGTGGTTGACGTGCCGACCGAGGCGGGAGTCGGCGACGCGGGCGAAGCGAACACGATACATACGGCACTCCCATGAGCGATGATGGGCGGGACACATTCCCTCGCCCCTAGGACTGAATCATGCCGCAACCGACTGACGACTTGCACGACCCGATCCCCGAGGGCTACCGCTACCGGGTCACCACCTTCGCCGCCGACGACGTGATACCGCCGCTGGTGCCCGGCTGGGAGATGAGTAGCGCGCTGTGCGGGAAGCGCGAACTGGCAGACCAGGAGATCGAGGTAGCTGTAGCCCGCGCCGACCTTGGGCGGATCCTCCTCGAAGAGCGCCTCGCCGGGGATGGCGCCGGCCACGCGAACGAGTGGTGCGTCATCCACTCGTGGAAGCGCACCACCGAAGGGTGGCGGCACCAGTGAGAATCGTCTTCCTCGACGCGCTCGGATCCGCCGGCGGGCATGAGCGCCGAAACTGGCTGCCGTGGGAAGAGGCCGAGGGCGTTCCCCGCGAGGGCGAGTACGTCGAGCTGGATCCGGTCGGCGATGGTGAGCGGGCCGGCGGCATCCGGGTCACCGGCGTGCTGTGGACGTTCGGCGGCCGCATTGCTCTCGTGCGGGTGGACAGCCGGTGACCAGTAGCGAGACATAGGCCAGATTCG